CATTGTAGTACCTGATATGGGTAAAGAAAAACCACTAATGGGTGAGATTCTAGCAATAGGACCTGGAATATATTCAGTTACAGGAACTTGGATTGAAACTAAGGTTAAAGTAGGTGAAACAGTAGTATTTCCTGCTTTTGGTGGAACTAAAATGACTATTGAAGGTGAAGAGTACATTGTAATGAAAGAATCTGATTTGTTAGCAATTTTGGAAAAATAAACTATGAGTAAAATAATAAAGTTTAATCGCGAAGCAAAAGAAAAATTACAAGCAGGTATTGATAAAGTAAATAACGCTGTAGCAGTTACAATAGGTCCTTTTGGACGTAATGTATTAATTGAAAAAGAACACGGGCAAGTAGCATCAACTAAGGACGGTGTTACAGTTGCAAAAACAATCTCATTAGAAGATCCAATTGAAAATATGGCTGCCACTATTATTAAGCAAGCAGCATCAAAAACAGTTGATCAAGCAGGTGATGGTACAACTACCTCTACTATATTAGCACACGCTATTGCCTCTCAAGCACTAGCAGTTACTGCTCATTCATCCACTAATGCTACTCAAGTAAAACGTGGTATTGAAGAGGCTGTTAAAGCAGTAGTTGCAGAATTAAAAGCACAATCAGTAGATATTACTGATGAAAAGCAAATTAAACAAATTGCTACTTTATCAGCTAACGGTGATACTGAAATTGGAGAGCTTGTTGCTACAGCAATTGATAAAGTAGGTAGAGATGGAATTGTAACAGTAGAGGAATCACGCTCAGGTGAAACTGAACTTGAGGTAGTAGAAGGTCTTCAGTTTGATCGTGGTTATAAATCACCTTACATGGTAACTGATAACAATACAATGCAAGCAATTTTAAATGATGCTTTTGTATTATTATATGATGGTCGTTTAAGTGTAATTAAGGATTTATTACCTATACTTGAGCGTGTATCATCTGATAATAAGGCATTATTGATTATAGCTGAAGATATTGATGGTGAAGCGTTATCTACTCTTATTGTAAATAAAATGAGAGGTATCTTAAAAGTAGCTGCTGTTAAAGCACCTGATTTTAGTGAACGCCGTACACTAATTCTTGAGGATATTGCTACTGTAACTGGTGGTACTGTAATTTCACCTACTAAAGGTATGAAATTAGAACGCTTCAATATGGAGTGGTTAGGTAAAGCTAGAACAGTTACTGTAGGTAAAGATATAACTACTATTGTTGATGGTAAAGGTAGTGAAGATAAAATCAATGAGCGCATTGTAGAATTAAAATCTCAGATTGAGGCATCTAATTCACCATATGAAATTGAGCGTTTACAAGATCGCTTAGCTAAAATCGTTGGTGGTGTAGCTATTATTAATGTAGGTGGTGGTACTGAGGTTGAAATGAAAGAAAAAAAAGATCGTATTGATGATGCTTTACAAGCTACAAAAGCAGCACTTGATGAAGGTACTTTACCTGGTGCTGGTGTAGCATTGATACATGCTAGTAGAAAAATTAATGTACTTGGTAGTGATGATAAAGTTAAAGGAGCATTAATCGTATTTAAAGCCTGCAATAAACCATTCAAGCAAATACTTGAAAACGCTGGTGAGGAATCAAATGATTGGTTAATGCAAGTAAGCAAAACAACCAATATGGTACCTGATATCTCTAAAGGATTAATTATAGATGCTTATCAATCAGGTATTATTGATCCTACTAAAGTAGTACGTTGTGCACTTGAAAATGCTGCTCACGCTGCCGTTACGTTACTAATGACTGAATGTGTCATTTACGAAAAACCAACAGAGAAGAAAAAATCAGATAATTTTGGAATAGCAGATTTAGAAATGTAATTTGAATAAAATAATAGTTATGAAGCAACACTCACTTTGGATTGAAAAGTATAGATCAGAAACATTAGAACAATATATAGGTAATGATGCGGTTAAAGACCGCATCGCTGCTTGTATCGCAGCAAACAATATACCACATTTTATCTTTGGTGGTACTGCTGGTACAGGTAAAACTACATTAGCAAAGCTAATTGTTAAAAATATTAAATGTGATTATCTTTATATTAATGCTAGTGATGAAAACGGTATTGATATTATTAGAGATAAAGTAAAAACATTTGCCTCTACATCAACCTTCCAACCACTTAAGGTTGTAATACTAGATGAGGCTGATTTTTTAACTCAACCAGCACAAGCAGCACTTCGTAATTTAATTGAGGAATATTCAATGGTTACTCGATTTGTACTTACTTGTAATTACATTGAGCGTTTGATTGAGCCCCTTCAATCACGTTGCGAAATTCATATGTTAAAACCACCTACTAAAGGTGCTGTTGCAAAACATATTTGCACTAACATTTTAGATGTTGAAGGTGTTAAATATGAACTTTCTGATGTTGCATCATTAGTTAAAGAATTCTATCCTGATGTCCGTTCAATTATCAAAAACCTACAAGCAGGTGTTAAAGACGGAGAATATAAATGGATAGCACTCAATACTGATTGGTTAGCTAAAATAATAGAAGTATTAAAATCTAGAGATAGTAAAGCATGGTATACTATTAGACAAATAGTAGCTGATGCTCAAGTAGATGATTTCCAAGTAGCATATCGTTTCCTATTTGATAATCTAAATAAATATAGCTATGGACATGATGCTGAAATATCAATAGTATTAGATGATCATATTTGGAGAGCAGGTGTAGTACCTGATAAGGAAATTAACTTTGCATCCGCTATAGCTAAAATATTAGATCTAAATAAAAAGCAAGTACTATGAGCCAACAACAAGTCCAAATGAATATTAGCCTAGATAAAACAACAGGCATCACATGTGAAAAATGTGATAATAATATATTCATTGAAGGAGTAATACTTCGCAAAACATCTCGCTTTATTACAGGTACAGCACAAGATGCCATGATTCCAATTTCAGTGTTTGTTTGTAGTAAATGTGGTCATGTAAATGAAGAATTTCTTCCAATGCAATTAAGAAACAATGATACTGAAACTATTTAATAAATACAAAATGAAAGCACAACAATTACAAGCTGAAAATGAAGTATTGCAAGCTCAAGTCTTAGGATTAGCCGAAACTTTAAAAGCATCAGATAATAAAATTAAATTTTTAGAAACCGAAATTCAAGATATTTTTAAAAAATATAAAGATTTATTGGCTGAGGTAGAGCACCTTCGTATGTTAAGTAATACATCTAATAAAAATCAAAACGATTCAAGATATTATTAATGAATATATTTGATCATATTAAGAACATCACAACTAATAAGGGACCATATCTAGGTGACGAGGGATGGAATAATTGGATGATCAATCGTTATCTAAGTATGGACCCTGATTACTGTGAGGTAGTTAATTATGTCCAAAAGAATACTTGGCAAATGAAAGGAGAGTACTTATATAATCTGTATAAGGATCTTATTCCTAAGCAATATAAATTCCTTAAATACATTAAGGCAATTAATAAAAAAGAATATAAAGTTGATCAAGTAGAGGTAGTAGCTACTTATTTTGAAATTAGTAAGAAGGAAGCTAAAGAGTATATTGATATGCTTCCTCAAGATGAATTAGAAAATATAATACAACAAATTAATGAGTAGGCAAATTAACGGAGAAGCTGATTATAGAAACTATCTAATTGAAATAGAACAACAACACAAGAACATATGGATGCTATCTTATATTTGGAAAAAATTAAACAAATAGTTAGTGGCTAAGAAAAAAATATCTGATGTTGAGCTAAAAATTAAAAATTATCAACTACCAGAAATTAATCATACTTTTCAGCGTAGTGTTTCTTATTCTCAATATTCAATGTGGGCTAAATGCCCCTATCAGTGGTATTTAACCTATGTAGAAAATAAACAACCATATCAAGCTAGTATTCATACTGTGTTTGGTACTGCTTTTCATGAAACACTTCAAACATACATTACTACAATGTATGAACAAAGCGGAACGACTGCTGATAAATTAGATTTAAATGTAATGTTACAATCTAACTTATCAAATCTATACGCTAATGAATATAAAAAGGTAGGTGCACATTTTAGTTCATCTGAGGAATTAGGTGAGTTTTTTAATGATGGTATTGCTATATTAGATTGGATAAGAAAAAACCGTAATAAATTATTTACTATACGTAAAATGCGTTTACTTGGAATAGAATTACCACTATTACTAAAAGTACAAAATAATTTATTTTATAAAGCATTTGTTGATTTTGCTTTATATGATGAGGAATTAGATAAAATATACATATATGACATTAAAACATCAACTAGAGGCTGGTCCGATTATGACAAAAAAGATGATGCTAAAATTGCTCAAGTACTCTTATACAAGCAGTTTTTTGCACAACAATTTAATGTGGGCGTGGAAAAAATCGAGGTTGAATTTTTTATCGTTAAACGAAAACTATTTGAAAATCCCGAATACCCAATCCCAAGAGTCCAATTATTTAAACCAGCAAGTGGAAAAATAAAACGAAAACAAGCAATAGATAGTTTTCAAAGCTTTATCAACGACTGTTTTGATAGCGTTGGTAAACCACAAATAAAGTCATATCTTAAAAATGTAGGTGAAAAATCATGTAAATGGTGTCCTTACAGCGACAAACAAGATCTTTGTGATAAAATGCATTCTTCTTAATAAACATATATATTTATATCAAAATATATATTATGGGACAAAAAATGCAATTAACAAGCGTGAAGGTTCCTGAAAATTTGTTTGAGCAATTTAAAATTGCTTGTGTTAAGTATAAGTTTAGTGTTCAGAAATTAACAGAACGCTCTATGTTTTTATATTTAACTAGCGATGAATTCAGAAAAAACATTCACAATCAATTAGACACACAATTTACAGGAAGTATTTAAAATAGTTACATGAAAGAAGGTTATATTCCGCAAACACAGCGTAAAAAAATCTTATTACTTTGTGACGATATTCGAATGACCAGTGGTATTTCCACTATGGCACGTGAAATCGTTATTGGTACTGCTCATCACTATAATTGGGTAAATATTGGTGGTGCTATTACTCATCCTGATAAAGGTAAACGTTTTGATCTAAATGAGGATACAAACAAAAATGCTGGTATTACAGATGCTAGTGTGTTTTTATATCCAGTAGATGGATATGGCACACCAGAATTAATTAGACAACTTCTCCAAATTGAAAAACCAGACGCAATTATGATGTTTACTGATCCAAGATACTGGGTTTGGTTATTTCAAATGGAACATGAAATTAGAAAAAAAATACCTATTATTTATCTTAATATTTGGGATGATTTACCTTATCCAATGTATAATAAATCATTCTATGAGTCTTGTGATTGCTTAATGGCAATTTCAAAACAAACAGAAAATCTTAATAGATGTGTACTAGGAGAAAAAACAGCAGCTGAAAAAGTGATTAAATATGTTCCACACGGTATTAATGAGAAGTTTTTCTTTCCTATTACAACTGAATATCCTGAGTATTTAGCTTTACAAGAATATAAAAAAGCACTTTATGGAGGTAAAGAATATAATTTTAATTTACTCTATAATGCTAGAAATATTCGCCGTAAGTCAGTTCCTGATTTAATGTTGGCTTGGAAAATATTTATTGATCAATTATCACTAGAGGAAGCTAAAAAATGTGTATTTACACTCCATACTCATCCAGTAGATGATAATGGAACTGATCTCCCAGCTGTAAAAGATATGTTATTTGGAAGACATCCTCAATATAACATTTTATTTTCAACTGCTAAAAACCCATCTAACATTATGAATTTACTTTATAATTCAGTTGATGCTGTAGCTCTTATAAGCTCAAATGAAGGATGGGGATTGTCGCTTACTGAAGGTATGATTTGTGGAAAACCAATCATTGCTACAGTAACAGGTGGTATGCAAGACCAAATGCGTTTTGAAGATGAAAATGGTAAATGGATTAAATTTACTTCTGAATTTGGATCTAATCATAGAGGCAAATATAAAAACCATGGCGATTGGGCTTTCCCAGTATTTCCTTCAAACCATAGTTTAGTTGGATCAGTACCTACACCTTATATCTTTGATGATAGGGCTGAACCACATGATATAGCTGAACAAATTATGAAAGTATATAAATTAAAGGTGGAACGTCCTGATTTATATAAAATAGTTTGCCAACATGCTCATGAGTGGGTTGTATCCGATGAATCAATGATGACAGCAAGAAAAATGGCTGAAAATGTAATTGATGCTATTAATACAACATTTAAAAAGTGGCAACCTAGATATGCATTTGAGTTAATAAAAGTAGAACCACTTGAACATCCTAAACATTTTGTAAAACACGTTATCGCACAATAATATGAAATCACTAATTTTTATAAGTTGTCCAATTGATACATATTCTGGTTATGGTGCTCGCTCAAGAGATATTGCTTTAGCAATTATCAAATCAAATAAATATGATGTTAAAATACTACCTCAACGATGGGGAGCTACACCATTTGGATTTTTACAACAAGACAATCCAGATCATAAATTAATAATTGATTGTATTTGGAATCAACCACAGTTGCCTCGTCAACCTGATTGTTGGATTCAAATTACAGTACCAAATGAATTTCAAGCAGTAGGTAAATTTAATATTGGTATTACTGCTGGTATTGAAACTACATTATGTGCTCCACAATGGATTGATGGTATTAATAGAATGGATTTAATTTTAGTATCATCTGAACATGCTAAAAAAGTATTTAAAAATAGTGCTTTTGAAGAAAAAAATAATCAAACAGGACAAGTAGTAAGAAAACTTGCTATTAAAAAACCAATAGAGGTATTATTTGAAGGATTAAATACTGAAATTTATAAAAAGTTAAATAATGTTAAAGGTGAAGTAAATGAAATATTAAATGATATAGTAAATGAAAAATTTAACTTTTTATTTGTAGGTCATTGGTTACAAGGTGAAATAGGACAAGATAGAAAAGATGTAGGTATGTTAGTTAAAACATTCCTTGAAACATTTAAAAATAAAAAATTACGTCCTGGTCTTATTCTTAAAACATCTGCTGGTAACTACTCTATTATGGATAGAGATAGTATTTTAGATAAAATTAGAGCAATTGAAGAATCAATAGAAGGTGATTTACCAAGCATTTATTTATTACACGGTGAATTAAGTGATGAAGAAATAAACAAATTATATAATCATCCTAAAGTAAAAGCACACATTACTTTTACTAAAGGTGAAGGATATGGTCGTCCATTAATTGAAGCAACAACAAGTCAAAAACCAGTAATTGCTCCTAACTATAGTGGACATATTGATTTCCTTGATGCTAAAATGTCTACTTTATTACCCGGTCAAATTACCCAAATCCATCCATCAGCAGTAGTACAAGATATGCTTATACCTGAATCAGGTTGGTTTACAGTTGATTATAATAAAGCAACTGAAACGCTTAAAGATGTTTATAAAAA